ATTGCCACTCCTCCTAGTGCAAAATGGCATTTAGTGTTTGGTGAGATTTACATTCGCCAGTGTACGGCAAAAATGATTGCCAAGGCGATTAGCAATGCAACTGCTGGCACATGGTTTCAGACATTCTTGATTGACTCTCACGGTGGTAATCTAACATCGATGGATACGGGGGTCTCTCCGAGGGAGGCCTACGAGAGAGAAATGAAGGCTCTTGATGTAAAATGCGTGGAGACAAAGAACAGATTCATTCCCGGATGTTCGGTTATTGCCTATAGGGAGGAAGTAACACGAGGAATGTTGGCAGTTCAGGGTGCGGGAGTCCCGCAAATCTTAGTAGACTTTAGTGCATGTCCTAATCTTGATAGGGAGATGAGGAGATTCAGGAAGAAGAAGTCGAACGGGATGGTTACAGATACGGGTAACAGAAGAACTAACACTCATGCAATCGAGTGCCTTGAGTATTTGGCAACATATCTTACAGACGTAAGTGAGCCATACATAAAGCCAAGAGGCAAGAGGAAACCTTTGACGGCAGGGCAGATGAGAGTAAGGGCATACAGGAAGAGACAGAAAGAACGGCAAGAGGCTAAGAATCCGTTTGGAATAACAAGCACAATAATTCTTGGACCTCAAGGTACATACGATGGCTAAAAAAGCAGTTTCAAAATTAGTTAAAGAGAATAAGGAAGAAGGATTGGTGGAGCTTCTTACTCCAAAACCAGTTGAGATTGTGGACACTGGTGAGTGGAGGATGCCAAAGCCTGAGCGTGGTGAGTGTGTAATTATCTACCCTCGCGGAACAATGTCATCAAGGAATGCTGCCATTGCATTTGTGGTTTCAATCAGTGAGAGATCGATTGATTGCGTATTCATGAATAACGCATATGGAGATTGCATACACAGAGATGATCCAAGGCTTGCACCGGGCGCTCCGATATTGGACGACCTTGGAGCTATATGGGAATTTAGGAAAGACAGTACGTCTTCAAAGATCGAAGAGCTAGAGAAACGAATCGAAAAGCTTGAGGGCTAACCACATGGATGAGTACCAGACTACTGGGAACCAGAAGTATCCGCTTGCACCTATTGTAGACAGATGGAAGCGAGTATTCGCTGCTGCTAGGAAAGACCGGAAGAAGAAGTTTGATCAGTACGCTGATGAGGCTATGTCTTTCTATGACGGACCAGTTAATCACATGTGGTCGCAGATGAGGGCTAGATCTGGTTCTCAGGATGGTTTCTTGTCTCCAGATGTGCAGATGCCACAGTTCGAGATGAGCGTGAACAGGCTGTTCGAGGCTGTGGCTATGTTCGGTCCTGTTCTCTATCATCAGAATCCAGTGATTGCGGTTAGCCCGCGATCTAATCCAGAAGTCAGTATTGATACTTTCTACGCTGGAAACCCAGAAGCCACTAACCTCTTGGGGATGGTTCAGGCAGCTAATCAGGGGTTGGTTCAAGATCCGTTTATTCTTCAGAGTATTCAGAACTTGTTCCAGCAGTATGATCAAGTTAAGGCTGCTGATGACAAGGCTTCAGTGATCGACAGGGATCACGCTTTAATACTGGAGAAGATCAGCAATTACATTCAGCAAGAAGGGACAAAGCAAGACGAAGCTAGGCAGGCAATCACTGAGGCAATCATTACTGGGCTTGGCTTGCTTGAGGTTAAGGTTGAGCAGCCACCCGGAGGAGGTCCTAAGCTTGCTAGAAGCCGATACAGATCAAACAAAGACTTGCTTGTAGATCCAGACGCTAAGTACTGGAGAGATTGTACTTGGATTGCGCTTCGTTCTTGTGAGCCAGCACATCAGGTAGAGCAGAAGTTCGGATTGCCAAAGGGTTCTTTGAAAGGCAAGTATGCTCGGATGTCAGCTTCTTCCGACAGTTCAGGAAGATCAAGGAATGGTGACGGAAGTTACGCCGGTGTCACACATGATCTTGTTGAGTATTACGAGGTGTATTCAAAGGCAGGAGCAGGTCAGAATCTCAAGCTTAATGAGAAGGACAAGAGTGTTGGTGGTCTGGATGCGCTTGGAGATTTTGTTTACTTGGCTATCTGCGAGCAGTGTCCTTATCCGCTTAACTTGGCCCCAGATGTTTTGCAGTCAGGTGACATGGAGTTCATATTAGAGAGAACCTCATGGGAGGTTCCGTTCTGGGATGACTACATGAGTGATGGCGGTTGGCCTATTTGCCGACTAAGTTTCTACAACAAGCCGGGCGAGGTGTGGCCTATTTCTATGGTTAAGCCATGTATCGGTGAACTGAAGTTCGTGAACTGGTGCATGAGTTTTATTGCTGACAAGGTAGCAGCAGGTAGCAAGATTTACGTTGGTGTCATGAAGGAGGCTGGAGAGAACATTCGGTCTCAGTTGAGTAGCGGTACAGGTCCATTCTCTGTTATTGATCTTGAGCGCATAAGCGGTTCAAAGCTGTCAGACATGATTAGCTTTTTGAAAGCTCCAGACTTTAGCATAGACATTTGGAACATGGTCGCGCAGGTTAATCAGCAGATTGACAAACGGCTAGGCCTAACAGAGCTGATGTACGGAATGTCTGGCAGGCAGATGCGTTCCGCAGCAGAAGCTCAGTATCGCCATCAGAACATCAACATTCGTCCAGATGACATGGCATCTCGCGTCGAGGATTGGCTTTCGCTTTCTGCCACACGAGAAATACAGGCGATGCGGTTTGTTGCTGAGTACGATGATTTGGTTCCGGTGGTAGGTCAGACAGCAGCGATGGTGTTCCAGCAGCAGATATTGACTGATGAAGTAAGCCGGATCACTAGAGACTTCAGGTATCGAGTAGAGGCTGGAACAGCTAGGAAGCCAAACAGAGATACTCAGATTGCACAGCTAACAGACATTGGTCAATACATTTTGCCTGTGATTCAGCAGGCGATGTTGTCAGGTGTTACAGGTCCATACAACGCATACATGGAAGCGTTGGGTAGAGCTATGGACATGGAGGTCAGTCCATTCTTGCTTCAGCAGGAAGATCAGCAGAGGTTAATGCAGATGAATGCACCTCCTCAACCGGCTGGAGAACAAGCACAGGAGCCTCAGCAGTGAGCAGTAGAGTAGAGAGTATTGAAGCGGAGATGGATTCACTAGGTGTTCGCGACATCTATGACAAGATGATTAGCGATGGTCAGTCTCCGAATATGGCTGCAATGCTTGCTAGTCAGAGTCCGCCGGGGGTAAGGAATACAGATTCTTGTTTTTCCAAGAGGGAGAACGAGCGAATGAGTGCGATGAGTGATGAGCATTTAGAATCTGTTGTGAAGATAGCTAAGCGAGCAGGTATCAATACTCATGGAAAAACCTACAACGGTCAGCTAGGTAAGTACGACGATCCATCCGCTTGGGTGTCCAGCACAAATGATGTGAAGCACTCAGCAATCAAGAATGGTCTTGATATTGACGGGATGGTCAAGGTAAATGGCTACAAGGGGCCAAAGAAAAAAATCCGTCTTGCTAAAGACATCGTTGACGACTTGGAATTTAACGCAAGAAGCAAGAATCCAAAGTTAGACGAATCTTGCAAAAAGAGCGATAATGCAAGGATGAAGCTTAGAGAGAATTTGATTAACAAACACAGCAAGCCCAAGGACTAGGGTATGGCAGAAAAGTCAGAATCAAAAGTTTCAAGGAATGCGAGAAATGCTCGTTAGCAGTAAAGACAAGAAGAGAGCCAAGAAGATAGCCGCTTCCAAGTGGAACATGGTTAATCAAGAGTATCTTGATATGCCATTACCACGAAGGGTTGAGTTCGCCAAGAGGCTTGCTGAGGAGGACATCCTTGCTTCAAGGAACTCTATTGGAAATAAGAAAGGGTTTGGTTCAGTCTTTACTACGCTGCTACTGCACTTGATTATCAAGATTGCTATGAAGTGGATTGATAAGTGGTTGGAAGAGAAATTGTTCTCAGTTCCAGAGGAAGGCTAATGACAACAATCAAAGACAACAAGACATTCCAGACAATAGTAGGTGCAGCAACTCTGTACCTGCTTTTTGTTCTATGGAGAGATGGGTGGATTGATTGGATTGTTGGAGACAGAGAGCCTGAGTCTGGGTACAGTAACACCCAGTTATGGGTTGCTGTAGGATCAGCGTTACTATCTTTCGTTCAGTTCGTTGGAATAGTGACGATAGGTTGTGTAAGTGGAATACTACCGCACGTTTCTTCTGTTGTTGAGTTTGGAGCTAAGAAGGCTTCAGAAGGCATTTCCTACTTGAAGGCTTGGGTTTCCAAGAACAAAGGCAAGCCAAAGGAAGAGAACCAATGGGACTGGAGACCTCTAGTTGTAGTTGTACTTTCGTACATGCTGTGGTCAGGTGGGCAGTTATCTAGTATCTGGGAGAAAGTTCAAGGACTGATACCAGATCAGATCATCACAGATGTTGAGCGACCTTCCGCAGCAGTTTTCTTTATTGATGACGATACGGTCAGCAGCGAAGAGAGAGCGATAGCAACAAGTCTTCTTGTCAGTGACATCTTTGAGAGCAAGGGTGTTGAGAGGAGAATGATGTCTACAGACCAGCCTTCCGGGAGTTCAGAGGGGTGGTTGTCCACTATAGTGGAAAAGTCTCCGAACGACAGAAGCAGTTTAGTTCTTTATTACATAGATGGAACCTCCAAGGTTCTTGATGTGCCAGACTCTGTAGAGAAAGTCAAGGAGTTGGTTGGTGCTTGGTAGATACCGTGGATACTCTCTCAGAGATTATGAATCTGTTCCTGAGTTCTCAGCTTATCCTGAGTTCGACGGAGAGCGTCTGCCTAGATCGCAATGGAAAGAGCGAATTGATTATCTGAACTCGATTGGTTCTCAGCCAGTTCATTTCCACAAGCGTTTCTGCAAGATAAAGAACCAGAGGAGTACAAGCCTTTGCTGGTGCTACGGGACGATTTCTGCAATCGAGAATGCTTATGCGGTAGCTGGAGTTGGATCTGTAGACCTCAATGCTTATGCGGTTGGATACAGGGGAAAGGGTACAGACCGAAGGGGAGGCTACGGAGTGGAGTGCTGTAATTTTGTACAGCAGTACGGAGTTCCTCAGGAGTCTGTCCTGCCAGAGTTTACAAAGACGAGAAGATGGGGTTCTGAGGTTCAGGCTAATGCAGACAAGCACAAGTTAGTTTCATTCAAGGAAGTTGGAAGAAGGGACTTGGATAGTGTTGTATCTGCTTTGCTAGTCTCTCAATGCGCTGTCACTGTAGCTTTTGACTGGTGGAGACACTTAGTAGTAGCGTTGGGTGTTGCATACAAGGGAAGCGAATGGGGCTTGATAGTTGCAAACTCATGGGGGACTAGGTGGGGAGAGGGAGGAGAGTCAGGAGGCTACGGGATCATATGGGGAAAGAAGGCTATTCCTTTTGAGGCTGTCGCAGTTCAGTATGTCAGTGCAAGGGAGGAGCAATGAGAAACATGATGATACTTGTTCTTGTATTGTGTTTCGCTGTTCCTTCAGCAACGAAGGAATCAATCGAAACTAAGGAATTGGAACCTGTTGTAGAAGAAGTTGACGTTCCTGTTGTTGATGAGCATGAGGACGACTGCAATCATCAGTCAGCTTCATCCAGAAGTAATGGGAAGCCGACTATCAAACTTTTAAGAAAAATGCGAATGCGGAAGAAATAGAGATGTCTTATTTAGCCAACCTTGATCCCATGACCGTGACCACATCACTCGTTGGTGGAATGGGCGCGTTGTCGGCGGCAATAGTTCACTTGTACAAGTCACAGTTTGCATTGCAAAAAGATGTAAACGACAAGATCAGTAAAGAGCTTGCCGAGTGCAAAGATGACCGCAGATCGTTGTGGCAAGCCGTTTTGAAGATCGACCCAACCGCAGAAGAACTAAGGAATATTAAATGAGCATCAATTACTTAGGCGAAATAAAGCCATTAGAAGATCAAGGCATTTCCTTTGCCAACATAGCGGCACACCTGAATAGTAAGA